TTATGGATCACCCCGGGAGATAGCCGCCCCCACGGCAATGACGGCGACGGCCGCATATATATTACGCTGCCTTTTCATTCTGGATTCAGTCTTTTCCATTGCTTCGATTTCTTTCTTCAATTCTTGTAAGGAGGCTCTCGACTGTTCCAGCTCTTTCTTTGCATCGCTCAACGATGTCTGTGCATTCGTCAACGATTCTTTGGCTTTCTGCAGTTGCTCCCTGGATCTCTCCAACTGTTCCTGCAGCTCCAGCAAGTCCTGTGTCTGCCCGGTCGAGTTCTTCTGCAACTGATTTAATTTGACTTCCAGCTGACTCAAGTCCTCTGTCTGTGCTGCCCAAGCTGTCCTCAACTGCGTCCACTCTGTCCATGATAGCGTCACCTGCGACGGGTGTTCCGGTTCCTCCGCTTCGGACGATCCACCACCCACAAATAAGGGCACAAGCAGCAATAATGCCAGCAAGAATTTTTTTAGTGGTTTCATTCATGCTTCCTCCTATACTCCTTGTTCCTGGTAAAAGATCGCTTTCCCACGAATGTAGTCGCCGCCACTCCCCCATTCTGTGCTGCCAGGCAGGACCCACAAATCCCATCGCTCGCACGTTGTGTTGGGACCGTAATCATCCAATTCCGCGGCTTCCGCATGCGTCATGAAAAGAGACTTCCGAATCGGTAAATGCAAGGTATCAGAAATCACAGCAATGACCTGCGCGAGGCACTCAATCTGTGCATCTGTCGGAGGGCAGTCGCCAAAGTCGGCATGACCATCGCCATAAAGCACTGCATCTTTGCAACAATCAATAGCAATGGCCAGACTTCTATAATTTCTGTGCCAAGTAGCTGCTGGCTGCTCTCTAAAATCTTTAGTACGGTAAATCGTGCCTTCATCATCAATATTGATGTGATAATCGTCTGGATGATAATTATACCCGCCGCCCGTCCAATGTATGTATACCACGTCAAAAGCGCCGGCCGCACGTTCAATACAATTTTTCAATTCTTCCAGTGTAAGAGTATCCATCATCTATTTCCTTTCTGTATAACCACCCGGAGCACTATTGTATTTGCTATTTATCAGCTTATTCACTACCTGCGTGGCCGCACCGCCCCCGCCGGTAAAGCTGGCGAATGTATCATAGTTATCCCATTTTTGATGTGTATACACCAGGTAAGCAGACACCGCCAAAAACGCCAGCCAGCCGATCACTGCAATCACTCGCGTTAACGAAAGTTCATCGTTTTCATAAAGCAACATTTTTAAATACTTCATGCTATCACCTCTTTTTATTTTGATGGAAGTTTTCGGATATCATTCAAAATAGCGGTGCCTTGCCCATTGCCCCCTAGGCCGTGGTAACTGGAGTAAATATGTTCAGCGCTCGCCTTGTCTGCATATGAAAGCCATTTTTGCCGTGCTCCGCGTTCGTGAATCCGCCGGAGTTCCAATAGCAAAATGGCTTCTACTCCTTTCTCTAATGCTCTATAGTGTTTTGCATTATCTTGGCTTTTCCGCCAGAAAAAACCAATTAAAAAAGTACCGAAGCCATAAATAGCTTCTGGTACTAATGTGATGACCCAGTCCATATTATTCTGCCTCTAAAAGTTTTCCTGCTAACCGTAGCATGCATTTTTTTAACTTCCTTGCATTCTTAAATGGGGATAAACTCCATAGCTGAGTAGAAAGTATATAATCACTCATTCCTTGCGGCCCATAATTCGTGTAAAAAACAATTTCTCCATTCAAAACATATATCAAAAATGTATTGCCTTGGCAAATCCAATACCCTTGCCCGCTTTTACAAACCTGCGCAAAAAACGGATCTATGCGGAAATAAGATGATACTAATGAACCACCTTTATACGAAAATATTACTTTCCCTGTTGTATTATCTAATAGCTGGAAATCCCCGTTATTATAGTTATATTCAGCATGGAATTTGTTTCCCCATGATTCATAATACACTGATTGTCCGGATCCCCATCCTAAAATATTTATGCTTTGTTTGAGCCCCATTTTTATCCAAGTATCTATCATTCCATTTCTACATATATCTGCATCTCCATCTGTGGTAAATTTTGTCGCTGTATCTTTCCCATCTGATCCAGGGTAATAATTCCATCTATTGCCAAACACATAATATCTATTATAATATTTATTTCCTTTGTCATCTGTAAATACATATTCGGTATCTGTCCATAATACCCCTGTAAAGTTTTCCCCTTTTATGGCAGTGAATTTTGTAGATTTATCTTCATTGGATTTTTGTTTATCGTATGATTCTTTTTTTATAACCGGTGCTGGATAACTTCCACCAGCCATGGTTTTCCAAAAAGATTCAACCGTTAAACTTATATCGCCATTTTTACAAATATAGCTTGCTCTATAATCTACTTCGACGTCACGTAGCCAATAACGCACCTTCCCCCCATCGGCGCCTTTAACCGTAACCCACGGAAAAGCATCTGCAACTGCAGATACAGCAATGCTAACAGCAAATTCTCCTTCAGGTGTGATATAAGCACTGCTACAATCTACATCTGCAAAACGCACATAGCTTTGTGGTCTTGGATATTCAGCTTCAGACCAAACATCTTTCCCGCTAGCATCCCCTCTATTATGAATTTTCTTGGCTTCATTTCCTACTTTATTCATTGCATTGGAAAGGTATCCTGTTAAATCAATAAACCTTGTAATTTTGCCGTTCTTTCGGATTACAATAAACGCATTTTTACGACTTATACTAGATTCTGCAGCAATCGGGGCTTTACGATGAATATAGCCGCCTTTCCTATCCAAGCCATCTTCGCCATCTTCTTCATCTCTTCTAAAAGCATATCTTGAATATACAGGAACGGTCCAATAAGGTAATTCTTTTTTACTTAAAAAATCAGAATAACCTCCGTTTGATGCAAGAATAGTTAACAAGTTACCATCTTTATCAAGGGTTACATAAGAAACAAAAAAATTTCCCAGATAATCGCCAGTAATAATATTGTACCAATCTCCATCCCTTGTTTGTAAATACGCATGGGATGCATCATTAATATAATTTAGTGTGTCAATACCAGATTCTGCAAACTTGCTTACTTTCCCATTAGCTTGTAGCTTTCTTAAAAAGTTGGATTCATGACCGTCATCTTCAATTTTCTTGAGTGGTACTGATAATACAGCAGTATCTATTTTAGACACTTGTTCACCACCACTATGCTGATGCCCGTAAATGGTCGTGCCGTTCGTCCATACCCACTCGCCTATCGCAGGACTGTAATCTCCCATTGTATACAGGCGGCGTCCCTTTGTGTCTGTATAAATGCCGTTACCGCCGCCTGTGATCTGTACTCGCTCCATGCTACACCCCCACTATAACAGCTGTGCCGCAATACACATTAGCCCATACATACATACCATCACATACATTCACATCAACGGCCAATGTATAAGGGTAAGAACGGGCACCGATCGTTACCGTATTTCCATGGATCTGCCCGCGCTGTATGGCGTCATTGCTTTTATGATTTGTCCGGAAAAGTTTTTTTACCGTTTCTGATAGCCCGTTTAACCCGTTCATGTCAATACCACCTTATCATTGTTACTGTCTGCTTTAATTCCCTAGGCGTTTGTGTTACCTGGTTCGATTCAAGGAAGTATGCAGCACCGTTAAATAAAATCTTGTCGGTAAAGTCTATGAGATGGGGATACTGCCAGATGTCCATGCTTACCTTCTCTTCAGTCTTTCGGTTCAACCATTCAATGTCTTTTGTCAGCTTTTTCAGCGTAGCAGTATCACTGATCGGGAAAGACGTATCAAACAGTGCAGCGCCCTGATAACTTTCGCCGCTGTTATCCGGGTATTTTCCGCCAAGGTTCAGGTTGGACTGGTCCACAATATATTTGCTGGCCTTACCTCCCGGTTTACCGTTAGAAACGCTTGAATTGTTAAATTCGCCGTCCACGTATACCGTAGTACCATACCAGCCGTTACCCAAGTAAACATGCTGTGTAAGTGTCTCGCTGGTTGTATCGCTATCCTTTTCTTTAGTAACTGCTTTTTCAGATGCAAGGTAACGGTCATTTAACGTGATCGCATAATCATAGGTTGTTGTAATTGTCTCATCCTGTGTAACGGTTACTTTTTTTGTCAGATAGCCATCAGAATAGTCATAAGTGCTGGTAGCGGTTCCTTCGGCCGTCTTAGTGACTTCCCGAGTAACAAGTCCATCTACATAAGTGACCATGCTCTCGCCGTAGCGAATGGTGCCATAGAACCCTAAAGGCTCTATAGTAATATGCTTTCTGGCCGAATGGCCGCCCGCCGTACCGCTCCATACGGAGCGCATCAATCGCCTGTCTATGGATGGTCTGGAATGTTTCGTGTGGGTAAGATCGATGGTATTCGGCTCATGGCCACGCTGTATTACTTTCAGGGAATCGCCGCGAAGCAGCACGTTGATCCAGTCCTGTGGCACGTTGCCCGCCCAGCCAAATAAGCCGCCAATAATATTTTGTAATGTTGCGCCATCGATGCCAGAGAAGGAAGAGGACGGAGTGAAGTCATCCGCATACCAAGCCAGCTGCTTCCCCATCATGGCCGCAACTCTTGCTGCGTGTGCTTTCGCTGTGCTTGCACCGGTATAGCTATAGGTAAACGGGGTATAAAGCAGCTGATCTATGTCATACATGCCTGTAATGGTTCGCATTAAGCCCTGCCCGCTGCTTTCATATGCCTTAAACCTATAGTCCCAATCCAGTAATTTGCCCTTAATGACCATTTCCAGATCCATGTCCACCGGTGTTACCATCGTGAAAGTATCTGTAAGCTGACCTTTGGAAAGCTCAATACTAATAGATTGCGGTTTAATGTCTTTTGCCTGGTATTCCAGCGTGCGGAGGGTATCGGCATGAATCGCATACTCATGGCGAAGGATCCTGCAGGTATCGGATATTATATCCCCCGTATCCACGCACGGGATCCGCGACGTGTCATAGCAGTTAAGGCTAGTATGGCGAAGGAACCGCTCGGCATCTGCCTTGATAGCAGGACTTTGTACAATAGAAAAGGCGGTATCTGCTATCAGTTCCGCCTTATAAGTCATATGGGTTAATAGTCTGGTTGTGTCTGCCTGTATTGCAGTATTTCCCGTTATTTGTCTGGCCGTATCCGGGGCGACTTCCAGCCGCTTAGAGATAATACGCTGCACGTCGAATGCCTGGCAAGGCGTCGCATCGATTTTCCTGAAGGTATCGCCAAGTAGATTTACTGCATATGTTGCGCCTGTGATAGCTCTATCCGTATCGTAAATGGCCGATACCTGTTTAGCTAAATATCTTCCCGTACTGGAAAGAATGGACTTTGAACAGGTAATATCGCGCAATGTGGCAGCCAGAAGGAAAGCATTTGTAGCGATGCCGCGGCGGGTATCTGCTAACAAATTTACTTCACCGGCGGTTTTTCGGCTGGTATCTACCGCCAATTCAGCTATAATCTCATCGCTTTTTCTGTAGACAACATATACCTTACCCGGACTATAGAGACCGGTATAAGCTATGAAAATGTGTAATGGCATAGTCTTAACTGCGTATGCTGCTAAAATCACCGGTGTATTGCTCATAACTAGCCCTTCATTGTTGTTAATTTAAACGTGGCATTTTTAAGGTCTGCCACAGTCCACTTTTTCCCTGTTGCCGGATTCACTAACATGGCTTTCCCGTTTGCTGCCCCATTACGGATTGGCATGGTTTCGATAATGATATCGTTAACCGATGTTTGTAGCTGGTCCACCTTAGTTGAATCATATTTCAAGTTAATGCCACTCATACCTACCGCTGCGATTTCAGGGTTAGCAAATTCTTCACGCATTTCTTCTTTTAATTTTTCCACATCAATGGATTCAGCGAGACTTTTACCTGCGGCATCTAAATAAATATTGCCGCTGCTATCCGTCGAAAAATCACTAGCTTTTAAATCGATTTTCGGGATCGCCAAACGATAATTAGCTAGATCAAAATCCGCTACCATGAAATTTACTACCTTCATCTGGCTTAGCATAAATTCGATTGTACTGATCGGGGCATTTTCTCCAACTTTTCTGTTTGCTTGATGAATCAATACATTATCGCAATAAACTTCAACACTCCCCGGATCCCCCAAAAGCATATTTACTACGATCTCCGCAGGGAAGTTTGTTATACTGCCCAAATTGCCTGATTCACTTGTATCGTCATACCAAACGTTAAATCCATTATTATAAATACGCAGTCCAAAAGTTTTATTATTGGTATCTTTAAAATACAACCTGCTATTGCTCGATGTGCTACCATTCACTTTCATGCGAAAAGAAATATACTTATCGCATTTTGTTGGCAGCTGGTAAGTTAAATTACCTGTGATTGGGTTTATCTGTACTGCTAATATAATAGCCACTCCCTTCTATGTTTTAGCGGCTTTTACTGCAAACGTCCTCGCCTTTAATGTTTCTAAATCCCAATTTTGCTTACTGATCGGATCTTGCGCTAAACTGGTAAACATGACGCCTCCCCGATCTGTCGGGGGTTTCGTTTCGACCGTCAAGCCATCAACGATTTCCGCCGCGTTGTGTCCGGTATCTAAATCGATACTGGTTTGTCCTACTTGTAATGCTGTGATGTCAAAAGAATCAACGTTTTCCAGCATTGATTCTTCCAACTTGTCAATGTCAACTTTTACCCCCCCCCGAATTGTCAACATTCAATTTCGCTATAGCAACATGTTCATTGCTGCAATCTCTATCCGAAATAATGATATTTGCAAGTCCATCAAAACCCGCACTTAACTTATTCGCTCCCGCAAATGTAACTGCTGTAATCTTTTCATATTTCCCTGAAGATTGCGTATTAATCTGTTCAGTACCGTCAACTGTAACAGATAAAATCGTCTTTCCCGCTGCTAAAGAAACATAAACCAAAACAGTATGGAGTACGCGTTCCGCTATTGAGCTGTTAAAAGCAGTCGAATTGTCACCGTTAGATTCGTCAATTTCACTGTTGATACTATAAGAAAACCCAGGTTGACCGGAATTCATGTGCTGCAGTCCAACAATAACATCATCCCCGCTATAAACGCGCAGCACTTTATAGCGGTCTGCAGACTTTTCGTAATAGGTATCAAATTTTATACAGATAGAAGAAAGCGACGGTATTTTTACAATACCCGCGGCACTCATTAGGTCTATATAAACGCCGTTCTCTGGATTCATAGTCTTACTATTTCCACCACGCAGCGCGCGCGCATCCTTGAACCCATCAAATAATTCCGGATATCCCGGATTGATATATTTAAAGGCCATGGATTGCCCTCCTATACTGCTTGTATAACGGTATTAGAATACAAAACCGTTGAATTATCCTTTTGCGGCTTTTCGTCCCTGCTAGCTTCTACTTTGACCCAGAAGATCCGATTCTTGCTTGCAATCGTATCCGCAAAAGTGACAGTATCACTCCAAACTCCGTTAGCTTTCATTTTCGCCTCATCCGCCGGCGCACTGGTTACCTGTTCACTCGTGCTGCCTTTCAATGTTCCCGTCATCTTAAACGTCACTACCTGCCCGCTGCCTGCATAGCGTTCTTTCACCGTGACGGCGGTATCCTTAGCTGTTGCCGTGTAGATCGTCGATTTATCATTGATCGCCGCTGCAATGTTCGTTGCTGTATCCGCGGCCGCACTCCCAACCGCAAAATCTTTGCCCGCAGTCAGCGCGGTATCATTGCCGATTTGGAAGGTATCGTTCGCGGCCGCATTTGTGGTAATGGTAAAAGTTGCCTGTGCTGCAGTGCTTAAATCCGGGGCAAACTTCCATTTTTTAATTTTTCCGCCCGTGTCTAAAAGCTGGCTGCCATCATAGTATTTTTTTCTAAGCACTGTATTCCCTACTGTCTCAAACCCATCGGCACATCTGATAGCGACTTTTAATAATTTGATTTCATTGTTGGTTGCATTCAATACCGCAGAAAGCGGTGCCGTAAAAGAGTGATCCTCCGATACCATAGTACCGTCTACCCCGCCAGCCGTCGGGTTATTCATATAAAGATGGATATAATCATTCATAGATTTTGCCTCACTATCCTAAAATACCTTTCGTTACAAACCAGCTGATTGCCTGAATCAAGAAAATACACACGCAGCCGACAAGGAAATCTCCTCGCATGCGCTTTACTTCCATCATGATTTCTTTATATCCGAAGCCGTTCTGCACGTTATGGAAAACAAGCACGAAAAGAAGAACAATCACCGTAGCAATAAAATTGATAAAAAGATAAGTAAAAGACAGCATATTTATACCTTCCAAAATTCAAGATCCAGCTTGTGATAGCTTTCATGGTAGTTCACATAAGTATCTTTCTTGATGACAACGCGCATATTGCCCCATTCCGTACCCGCATGATCCACAATTTTTACTTTCTTGCGGCTTTCCCAATAGTTGTAAACTTTTAAATATTCCTGATACTGCATCAGCACCGTACATGTAATTACATCGCCGGCCGCTACATGCCCGTAATCCTCAACGATATCCCCATCAATAATTTCATGTTTGGTCTGTCTGTCATCCGGTGTATAGCTCCAATCCTCTGGCCTTCTAAAGGCTTCTGCCTCACCAATTTTTAGCCGCATCATCAGCCTCCAGTATCGTAAGAATAATTAGCCGCATTTATTACCTTGCTGATGGTGTTGTTAACCCGGTCAGCAACAGTGGAAGTCATGCGGTTAATTGTATCGTTATCTGTAAATACCCCGCCTTCTACTGTGATATTCATAGTAATACCCGGAATATCATGGTATTCTTGTGCCCCGCGGTAAACAGGAATGGTGTTCTCCCCCAGCCGCTTTGCCCAGAGGTCGGTTTCAAGCCCCGGCACCAGACTGTTCTTGACGCTGTTCATAAGCTCGGCAAACCGGGAGACTTCCTCCGGACTTGTCATGTCATTCTGGATGCCGTACTTTTTACGCATCGCCATAAGGACTGCCATTTTCGCATTGTTCATCCTGGTCTGCGTATCGCCCTCCCCCGCCATGGCCTGTCTCATGATTTCAAGATACTGGCGGTTCTCCTTCAGCATGAAAAGTGCTTCCTGCTGCCGGGCTTTCGTCTTTTCGCGTTCTGCCCAGCGGGTGGCTGTGACTTCATCCACCCCTTTCTGGATCCACGCCTTCTTCTCGCGATCTATATCATCCAGACGGTTCTGCAGTTCAGACTTCCAAGATTTGTTAATCTGGGAAAGCGCCCCTTCATTGAAATCCCTCATGACCTTGGCTTTGGCCGCTTCCGTGTATCTTACGATGTCGGCTTCCTTAGCGCCTTCGGATTTCAGCTTCTCCGCTTTGAGGTCAATATCATGAAGCTGGTTCTCAAGGTCGCTGTGCGTCAGCTTGTAGATTTCATCCGTGAGTCCTGCCCCGCCACCGGATGCTGCCTTCTTCGCCTTCGCCATGGCTTCTTCCACCTTGCGGCGGGTTTCCTCAGCGGACTGGGACGCATCGCTTTTCTTTGCTTCCTGCTCTTTAGGCTTTTCTGCGTCCTTGGGCATGTAGTCAGCCATCGCCCAGTTCCAGAGCCTGCTGATGCCGTCTGCAAGAGCTGTGTCTCCCAGTGTCTCTTTCATATCTGCCAATGTTTCCCGGCAGTCCTTGATCTCGGCTTTGATGAAATTCGCAACAGCCCCGGCATTCTTCATGTTGATGCCAAAACCGTCAAAGGCTTCGCCTGCAAGCTTGCAGGCATCTACCGCAACACCCCCGATGCTTCCAATGGTCTTTACCACGGACTCTATATCCGACTTGTTGTCCTTGATGCTCTTTACGAGTGTCTCAATGGCTTCATTGACGTCGGGCATCAGATCAGAAACGACAGGCATGAAGGCCGCCCCTATAGCACCGGAGAGCTGTCCCATGGAAACTTTCATCTCGTTCCATTCCATGTTCATCCTGTGCGCTTCATCCGGGTTGAGAAGCCCAGTGGTAGGAATCCTTGCCGCCCGTTCCTGGAGCTCTGCCATGTCTTTCAGGACAGGCACAAGCTCAGCCCCGCGGGCCCCCAGGAGCTGGGAAACGAACTCGCTTTCAAGTCCGGCCGCTGCGGCATTCCTGTAGCCTTTGGCAAGGGCAGTCAGCTGCTGATTGACCGGGAGCAGGTTTCCGGCGGAATCCTTCATCACAACCCCAAAGGCAGACAGAAGCCGCGTTGTATCATTGCCGTCTTCCCCTGCGCTCTGTATGGCCTTGTCCAGACGGATGATGGCAGGAACGGCAGCCCCCGCATCCGCTCCTGCCAGTTTGAATACCATGTTCATTCTGGCGGCTTCTGCATTCGTGGTATGCATCCTCTGCGCAAGACCATAAATGTTGTTTCCGGCGGTCATGGCACTCCTGGCCATGGCGATAAGCCCCGCACTGACCGCTGTCGTGACGCCGACCGCTTTTCCGATGGGGCCGGACATGAAGCCAAGAAGGCCAAGGTCGCCTGCACCCTGTGCCAGAACTGACATGGCGCCTGCACCATTGGCAACGCTGTTTACCATGCGCCCCGCGATCGAGGTCTGGGCAGACCGCTCCTTTCTTACAGCGCGCAGCTGTACTTCGAGATTGGCATAGGCTTTCCGTTCATTCAGGAGCCTTGTTTCAAGGCGGGCACTCGCTGCACTGTCCGCGCCCTTCGCCTGGACCATTTCCCGGTAAGCCGCAGCGACCAGCCTGATCTTCTGCCGCTGGAGGTCAAGCTGGCGGATAAGCGCCTGCTCCCTTGTATCTATGGAGCGGGCTTTGTCCTTGGCTCCGTCCAGCTTAGAAAGGTCGATGTCCGCCTCAATGCGGATCTTTTTGTTCTCATGGTTGATCCGGCTGATCGCCTGGTCTACCGTCTTTCCTGCCAGAGCAAAGTCGCTTGAAAGGGACGACAGGTCAAGCCCCAGCTTGGTATAGAGCGCTGCTACAGTTTCACCCTTTGCCACAGTCTCTCCCCCTCCTTACCTAGAAAAATCCCGCCTGATCAATCGGTGTCAGGCGAGGCGAGTTTTCAATCTTTTCTTTAATAACAATGAGGCTCAAAGCATAAAGCAGGTCCGTGTCCATCAGCTCGCTTTCCGTCCAGTGATAGCGGGCATGAAGAAACTCCAGCCATCCCAATACGGCTTCCATCGGGGCAAGCGTCAGTCCGCCTGCCCCGCTTCCCCGTTTGGGATTTCTGCCATCTTCTGGTTTACGAGAGAAACGATCCATTGAAAAATTTCCTGGTACAGCGGACGGATGCGGGTAATCGGAAGCTCATCCTCGATTGCCTTGGCTGTCACGGGCGCATCAAAAACGCTCGCAATGAGCTCGGCCATCCTATCCAGAAACTCCTCCGCCGGAATCTCCCCTGTGCCTGTTTCAAAGGCCATGAAATCACGCCATGCCCTGACTTTAGGTATCTTCGCTTTGTATGTCTTCCCGCCGATCACAATCGTTGGTCTGTTCATCTATGTATCCTCCCTTATCAGGTTCCCGCTGTCTCTACACTCTCATACCACTTGGTACCCGTGGTATCCTCAAATCCCTCAGCATCTTCATCGGCGACGCGCTTCCAAGCATTATCGTATTCTCTTACAACAAAGTGACCGACGAGCTTTGGCGTATTCCAGTGGACGGAACTGTCCTTCCCCTGAAAATTATCCTCGGGCTCGGCAAACTTCCCCTTGAGAAGTTTTACATAGCGCTTCTTCGTATTGGATTTCACCGATTCGAAAAGAATCGCCACATACGGCGCTTCATCGGTCGACTTGTACTCCATCACGCCCTTTTCCACGGTGTGTCCCAGAAGCGTTCCCAGGTCCTTTACGGAAACCTGCGCCGTTTCAATAGTGACCTCGATATCCCCGAGATAAGAGGCAATGTCGAAAGGTGCATCATCCCCGTAAAGGGTATTCACCCCGGACGACGGCTTCACGTCGATTGTCTTGACGCCTGCAATGCTGACAGGCGTTTCATAGGTCACCCCTGTGCTGTCATCAGTCTTTAGTACGGCATAATGCAAATTTCGCACGCCGATCAGTACTCCCTTGCTCATTTGTTTTTTCCTCACTTTCTGCAATAACAAACCGGAGCGCCGATACACGGATCTTCCCGTCCATCATCCGCTCCGTACTAATCCTCGTCCATCCGAGGTTCTCCATAATTTCACGCACCCGCTGGATAACCGGCATGTCCGATCCATCCTCAGATAGCGCAGAGAGCTGCACAGTGACACGCCTTGCCAGCTCCTGGTCATCCCCAAAGAGATGGGGCACATCGGAAATAACCTGGATGCAGAGAACGGGATAGCGCCCCGAGTAGGACGTCATGTCCTGCCGGATGCTTTTCTCTCCCTCTGCCAGAAGCGACGCCAGCTCTGTGTCGGCTCTCAGTGTAAAGAACACTTGTTCAATTAGATCCATTTTTGATTCCTTTCGATATCGCCTTTCTCAAAGCAGCCTTGAGAGCTTCGCGATAGCTTTCCCTGTGTGCATCCATGGCAGGATAGAAAAACGGCTTGTTGATCCTCGGGGAGAATTCAACAAACCGTCCGTATTTCACACCGTTCTTTGGATTTGGCGCATCCGCCAAAATTTCGATTGCCGTCTTATTCTTGTTCCACCGCCAATGGATAGAATCCCGAAGGCGCCCCGTCCTTACAGGCACCCTCGACTTCATATCCTGGACGATCCTGTCCGCTTCGATTTCCATCTGCCGCCGGAGCGCTTCGACCACTTCCGTACCATACATTTCTTCCAAAGCAGCAAAGTTGATATATCTCCCTTTGGGCATACGTCACCTCAAAGATTCGTATCTTCGGCCACGCACTCCATGTAGGTCAGCTTGTGCCTTCCACAAGCATCGACGGGCGTCCCCATGCACTTAAAGACAGAGCCGTTCACTTTGAAGCGGCTCGCCGGGCTAAGATCCTGCCGATAGCGCACCACTATAAGCACTTTCCTTATGATGTGCGACTCGGCTGTGGTTTCATACATCTCCGATGCATGGTTCTCGATATACGCCCAGACCGTGCTGCCCTCTTTGTAGGTGATACGCTCATTGCCATAAGAGTCGGTAGAGCCGGAAGGAATCAGGATCGTGACGCGCTGGCGAAGATTGCCGGCCGTGACTGTCTGCAAAATCCGTTCTTCTGTCGTCATTTCATGCGCCTCCTTTCCAATAAGAAAGCTGTGTGATCATGGACCTAACTGGATAGCTGTAATTCATTTCCACCTCTGCAAAGCTGCCACTCTTTACCCCGCCAAGCTCATCTCGCTCCGGGGCCATAGGCTTCAAGAGCGTGACTTTATGTGTGAACCGTCCCGGATTTCTCTTGAACACTTCAAGCGCCCTGCTTGATGACAGTGAAGGCGGCGGTATAGGTGTTGATGTCGGTGAATCTGCAGATAGCACGGACAAGTACGGAGTTGTTGCGGAAGCCTGCAGATTCATCTGCCGCTACTTCCAGTTCCGGGTAAGCGATATGGTACATTGCGCGGAAATCGCCAACCAATACCGTGTTGTCACCCAGTTCGTCATTTTCCACAACGATGACTGGACGACCTTCGAGCTGGCGGATGGTGCTGCCGTTCGCGTCTCTGGTGAGCAGGTAGCGGTCTTCTTTGTCAGAGACTACGGCCATAGCAGCGAAGGTCTTCTGATTCATGACGATTGTCGCATTAGTGCCCGCATCCAGCGGCAGGGAAATAACCGCAGCCTTAATCGCATCCAGTCCTTCTTTGGACGCTACCGCGGTAACAGTTTTAGCGGTGGCGTCAACAGCTGCCTTTGCGGCGGAAAGAATTTCTTTATTAACAGCCTTCACATAGACGCGATTAAACAGTTTTCCGATCACCGCCATGACATCGGTCTTTGCGTCCATCAACAGTTCGCGGGACACAGGGATGATAGCGCCCTTAGATGCCAGGTTGAACTTGGTGGAGGTGAATACAGCCTTCGTCTCCGCGATCGCATTGTTTTCATCGAAATCGGTCAACTTTACAGTCTGAGAATAGTCGATGATCGGAACGGAGCCGGAACGGGTACCCACAGAGATAGCAGTGGTCAGGGAGCGAAGGTCGTTGTTGATGCCGTTATTTTCCTTCAGGTCGAGGAGTTCAGACGGGATCAGCACGCCGCCATCTGCGTCTACGGCCCCGTTCTGACCAGTAGCTGTGTTGAAAAATTTCGCGGTATCTTCATTCTTAATACCGAGAAGGTAAGATTTCAGTGCTGCATTAAAAGATTTCTTGTCCATGTTGTTTCCTCCTTTGTTTTTGGAATTCTTCGCAGCAGCTTCTACTTCGAGCTGCTTTTCATAATCAGACAGTGCGTCCTGCAGCTTATTCTGCATTTCAACCGGCACGGCCTTTTTCTGATCGATCAGTGCCTGGATTTTTTCTCTCAGAGACTTGATTTCTGCTTTCATTTCAAGACTTTTTAACATTCGATGCTCCTCCATCTAAAATAGCGAGCCAGATTGAAAATACTTTTGACGGTAAATCGTACCTTGTACTCTTTCCCACCAATCTTCATTTTTTCATCAGCTTCAAGAATCATCAGTCTTTCCTTCTCCTCCCTCGTTTGTTGCACTGTCCCCGAGAAGCCCAGTCCCGCCGCGCTGGCTCAATTTGTCCGCCGCCGGATCGTCACTTTCAGGATAGCTCAAAGAAATGCGGGCTTCATTTGGCGTCAAGATGCCCGCGCCCGTATAAGCGCAGAGCACGCTAGCCTTTGCACCCGCATCTAAGAAATCAAATACGTTATTGCAGATATCGAACCGGAAACCTTTCTGCCTCTGACGACGCGTTAGAAGCTTGATAGTCAGCTCCAGCGCATACTGGTTTACGATCGGCGCAATCGTATTATTATAAAAAGACGTCATCTGCGTAGTAGAAAACGTTGCAGTCCCTGCCCCGCCTACCACGTTCAGCATGAAAAGCGGGATGCCAAAGAAACTACTGATTTCCTGCGTGTTGATGGTCTTCAGCGTATCGAAATAGTCCTTGATATTATTTGAGATGTTCGAAGCGCTCATTCCGGCGGGCAGAGGCAGGATCGTGCTATCTGTATTCGACAACAGCTCTTTCACCTGTTTCTGCAGTACCTTCTGTTTGGATACGGAAAGGTCGGAAGTATATGAGAGCACGATGGTCCCGCTAAATCCATTTTCCACGCTGGTCCGCAGTGCGCTTTCGACTTCGGCATTTCCATCTAGTGTACTGCGGATCACTTCTAGGGCGCTTCGTCCCACAAGGCCGTTAGCCGAGTAGGCTTTCACGTGCAGCATCTCTTCCGGCAGAATCGTGTAAGTCCTGCCAGTCACTGGATCCGTGTATTCGTAAACAATGCGCCTTGCTCCATCAAGGATGTTTGCATCATCCCAATACATGCGAACTCGCGCCGCATCCAATGGCACCAGCGCCGTCAGCGCGCCGATAGCGTCGCAGCAGATATAAGCGAAGGCGTTCCCGCACCCGAGCCGCTGCTTCTCCATGTACTCCCAGAAGGAATATGCATTGATACCGGGATACGGCTGCAGGTTCAAGACTTCCTCGAATCCTGCCATCAGTCGGGTGATTTCCTGATGGTCTTTCCCGTACAGTCCCCATCGAGTTTGTGCGATCTGCCTAGCAAGTGTCTCTATGCATGTCGAATACACGGCATCGCCGTTCGCATCTACTGTTACACGGCGACCGCGTCCGATGGGAATCACGCTCGCACTTGGGCCGTCCCGTTTCCTGTTCGCGGCGAAGCCGTTAAAATACGCCTTGATTCGGTCGAACATGATACTACACTCCTTTCGCCTGTTCCATCAACGCTTGTAAGTTTTCAGGCACGGTATACACGTTCTTACTCCGCAGGTCTTCTACCTGCTTCCTCAATTCGCGGTTTTCTTGCACAAGGTTCACTAGCGGAGCCTCCGCTGCCATGCCGTCTTTTCTCTTGGTGGCCACCAGAGAGACGTGGTCAAAGGTGGCAGCGGCTTCCTCCCCGGTCAGATACACATCACCTTTTTCGATCGCGTCAAAGATATCCCCATTGTCACAATGTTCGTCGATGATGTTATGCATCACTTTATCGATAGCCTCCATGCCATCCGCATCGCTACGAAGCTGAGTTTTAGATCCGATAGAAATCGTCCAGCAGTTGTGCAGCATGAGCAAGCTGTTCTTGTCAATTTCGACCGCATCACACGCAAGCGCAATGATAGCCGCCGCGGATGCCGCAAGAAATCCGACATGCGCCGTCACCTTGCACTTCGCGTTTGCGATGCAGTGCGCTGTTTCCAGTCCCTCGAAAGCATCGCCTCCCGGAGAATCAATATGCAGCACCACGTCCTCTGTGGCGTTTTCAATTCGCTCCCGAAGGGTCGACAGATCGTAAATTGCACCAGTAATAAATAAGTCCATCATCATTCCTCTTTTCTGTACATTTGAAGCTGCGTCAGCATCGCTCGCGCCGTGTAATCCATTGTTACCACGCCGGTAAGCATACCCTCGCGCCGATCATACGCATTCGGCATCCACTGGGTCAGTACCCACATATCGCATTTATCGGAAAACACGGAATCTTTGGTATAGATTTCATCAAAGTCATCCACCGCATCACGGAGATAGGAATAGCCCTGACTAATGGCACTATAGATATATCCGTCATCTTCTTTGTAAGGGATACGCAGGTAGTCTTTTACCTGGTCTACACTAATCATTCGTACCTCCCACCTCTCTCATCCATTCATCGACCATTTCATCACCCGTAGGCAGGTCGCTATTGAAATCAATATACGGGGCGATGAATCCTGTGATCGCAGCATCTACGGGGTCGATACGGATATTGCTGTCAGCCCGAAGGCTGACTTTTTCCACGGAATAGAACCCGGATGGATTTCTAACAAGAAGAGAATTTGTCACCGCTTTTTCGAATATGTCTTCATGCCCACGATGGTAAGCGAGCACCCCGTCTTTTAGATATTGCCCGAAGGCTTCGATATATTGGCTAAGCGCCTTTGGACTTTGATTCTGCAGTATGAAGGTATCACACACAGACTCCAGCCGATCCTGAATCCCCGCCACGTTATACGGATCCGACGCAATGGTCACGAAGTGAAGCCCATTCTTTTCCCGCAGAGTATCCAGCTGCTCGAAGATCTGCGGAGTATCGATATTGTCGCCGCCTGCCCCGTTGCATAAAAAAAGCTCAGTCCCGACATAATCGGTGTAACTGAACTTGTCTTTCTCTATATGCGCCTGCAGTTTATTCTCTGGCATCCACGACATGACATGCATAAATAACCGATGCCGCGCCGCCGGACTGTTTTTCTTCAGCAGCTTGCCCGTCTTGCTTTCGCCAACGAAGCAGAGAAGCACAACGCTGGAGAGGTCAAGCGTCTGAGATAAGTCGATGCCCAAGTACCAATCTATATAGCCCTTAGTTATTACCTCTTCCATGCCGTAGTCCACGCCGCAATCTTTTAGCTGATCATAGGAACACAGGCTCCGGTCCTCGGCAGAGTACCAGGCATTACATTGTTTCGTCACGAAGGACTGGAGGGCGAATCCTTTTTCCGTGCACGCCTCACGCGCCTTTTGCGCATACTTTTCTTTCATATGCTTCTTTACCGTAAACCCGTCTGCTTCAAACAACAATACCGGGTTCGCCTTCCCCCATGTGGTAATCTTCCCGAATTCTTTCGCCTGCAGCTCCTCCTGATTCGGTTCCGCTAGAAATAGAAACACGTTGTCAGGCAGCGCATCCTCGTAAAGCATTTTCCGAAGCGTCAGCCATTTCTTGTGGTTGTCACTTCCCACGGAAAACTGCGCCGTCGACATGGTCACCAGCAGGGAGTCCTTAAAATGTGCCTGTCCATCTTGGATGGTCTTCGGGATAATTTCATCACAAAGCATCTCTTCATCAATGACCGCCACTTTGTTGGTATAGCCGTCGAGGGAATTCTTTGCACCCCCGCCGGTACGGAACATGTCGAGCCGGTTGCCAGTGTTCTTATTTTTCGCCCAGCAGGCCGTCTTATTGACATTGCTGAACGTCTCAGCAAGATACGGGTCGTTTTCAATAAACTTCGTGAACTCATTGAAGCAGATGGTCGCGTTCTGCCCTTTGCACGACGCTAGTACAATCAATTCATTCCGGAATTTACTCATTCCCATCAGGTAATGAAGCACACCGGATAAGAGAAAAGATTTACCATTACGCCGCGCCATGTACAGATTCGCCGTATTGACCACGTAACCACCATCAGGGGTCCTCAACCCGAATATGCCACACATGATGAATTTTTGCACCGGATATAGCTCTAAATGCCGGGGCTTTCCATCTTCATCAATATAAATTAGCATATGCAAGAACTGGAATAAGCGCCGCATAGCTTTGTCGGCGAACTGATACCTGCTACTTGCGTACATTTCCAAAAAACGGGCGAAGCAACGGAATTCAGATTCGCCCAAGAGGTCTATATCCGCCCTTTTGACTAGAGCCTTATAGTAATCTCCAATAAATTCATTCAGTTCATGGGGGATGTGCAGATGTTTCACTGCGTCTTCTATATTCATGGCCAAACCTTTCTTCGTACACCTCTTTCCCCTTCTGAATACGGACGAGCGCTTCATTGCGGCGCCCGTTGTTATACCAGACATGGATCTCTTCGTGACTGGCATGTCCTACCGGGATCAAATTGTCCTCATCAAAAAATCGATCCGGAGCGGCGTCTCTTTCAGCAATATGATGAACGTATGCCGGATCACACTTTTCCCAGATACCGATACCTAGAAGCCACACGTCATAGCCTGAATACTTCAGTATCACAGCCTTGCGGCACCGCTGCCAAACGCGGGAATGATAGCGTCTTGTACTCTCATTCATACGCAGACGCCTCTTCTGGTAAGCCGCAGCCATTTTGGCCCTGCATACGGGGCATTCTTTCCCAGTGAATAACTGGTGACAGTTACTACACCGCTTAAAAGTCGCCATCTTTCTCCGCCTCATTCAGAATCCGGGTATATGGGTTACCATAATCCGCCAGCTCATCCTTGATCTCACTGAACCGCAGTACCTTGTACAGATTCAGCGCAATTTTGTTATATTCCTTGTATAGGATAATTTTATTTTTCAATGCGGTGATTTTGACATCATCCTGCGCAGCTGCTATCTCTTGGCTGATTTCTTCGGCCATCACCATAAAACGGCAATATTGAAGGATCAGCTCCCGGTTAATTTGGGTGACAGAACTACATTTATGATTCAACGTCCAAATGTAGTCATTTAGCGCCTTAATCGCCCTATTCCTCTTAATGTTTGCCATTTTACCTTAATTTTCCATCAATGATAAGAAAAAAAGAAAACTCCCCCGTCGATACGACGCAAGGCAGGCCAAAATTTTCAAACATACCCCCGCCTTGCCAATGAAAAAGCCATCCGATTTCTCGGACAGCTTTTTTATTTTTCTAATGCGCGTCGTATCAACGCTTTATATTTTACGGCATCAAGCATAGTCTTGAAGCAATTATGCATTCGGGCATTCTGCTCGTCCATTTTGTTTCCCTGATAAATCGCATGTCTGGCTTCTATCTGCTCCGCTTCCCTATTAAGGACTAGATAGTGATAGAAATCTCCCTTTTGCGGGGTGAATGTGTATTGATTGATTGCGGCATCATCTTCAAGCATCATCCCGATACACATAGGCGCAGGCTCGGGGGCTCGGATATAGAGCTCGCCAGCGCGGACCACATACTCTTGTCCGTTCAACGAGAACCATTCCCCGTCCTTGACGCCCTTCAGTTTCATCAGCGCCGTCAAGCATTTCTTTTCTGCCCAGCTATTCATAGTTGGCCTCCTATTTCGAAACGGATATCCCACTTCATTATACTACAGACTACCGTGTAAAAGAGCGCCTCTTATGAGACGCTCTTTTACGGCATACCCTAAACATGAAGGAGGCCAAGCATGGAAACGATAGCACAGATCGACTTGTCGGGAATTTCTCCCCTGTGCGATTTCCCTTTTACTATTATATCATCATTCGATGTAAACTCATGTAAACAGTCAAGAGGTATTTTGAGAAATCATACGGATAGCACGGTCTCGCATGCGATTCAGCCACTGCCTTGTGAACCCACGTTTCTCTTCGATCTCTCGCCATGACATGCCAGCCAGATATCTATCATAAAGTATCGTTTTCCCCTTCGCATCACGACACAGGGCAAGCAATTCATATGCTTTCTTTCTCATACTGGTGAGGATGTCCATGCATTCCAGCAGGCGCTTGTCCAGCTTGTCGCATCGTTCGATGATCCGCTCCAGTATTTGAGATAAGTCAGAGTTCACCGTGCCAGTGATTTTCGGTTTATCGTACTGCACCGCCTTCACGGCGGCGATATCATTTGCCACATGTTCCCTTTCCTGTATCAGATCATAGAGCTCCTGCCGCTGACTGCGCAGCTTCTCGAAGAAATCTCTAACCTCTTCCTCCGTCATCCTTGTTTCTCCTTTTTCTCACGCCGGTGCGCCTCCTGCCAATACCGCTTCTGACAGCCTATGCTGCAGTACTTCTGCTTTGCGGTGCTCGGTTGAAACAAGTGACCACATTCGACGCAGAGCCTTGGCTCGTATGTCTTCCGGCAAAGGGCCTGCCTTTTTTCGCATTTTCGCTGGAGCGCGCGTTTCTTCTTTTCTGCCATGTCACTTGCCTCGTAGTACTTCAAGAGGATGACCGCGCCCGGATAGTCGTCTGCCTCCCACCCGCTGTCAGAAAGCTGCCGCGCGCGCGTCCAGAAAGCAGCGTTTGCCATCCATCCAAAATCGAAATGCTCCCGCTCGCTTGGCATGATCCCGATATGTCCACGGGCGTCGCTCTCGATCACCATAAAAAGGTAACCCTTTGTAAGTATGCCAGGCCTCAGGGTATCCTTCGCCAACAAGAGCTCGGTCACTCTGGCTCCCTTGCGGAAATAGAGGATCATACTTTGGTCGCCTCTTTTCTCCCTGATGTTGGTGAACAGCCGCTGGAGTGCTTAAACCGCACGCCGGCTTCCTCGAATAAACACTGCCTCAGCTCCGCCGGTGTTACAAACCCTTTCTCTACTGTGTCGTAAAGCTCGAGACACATCTCTGCAAACCGCTCTTCCCGTCCGTCTTTCTTCCTAAGCTCGCCGAAATGGTCGTGGATCACCATGACCGGGATCGCGATCAGTTCTTCGAATAGCCTTGATACAGCCTCATTTTTTGCATGTGCCGCTAATTTTTCTGCTTCTTGCTTGACTGCCTGCGAGCACAAGTCTTTTAGATACTCCGGTTTGACTGTGAGTGTAGCGTTTTTGCTTTTCTGACGCTCGATTTTCCTGCGCACCTGTCTGCTGAGCAGGGATCCGGTTATGTCGATCATGCTTAGCCCCTCCTTGTTAATAACATCCGTTTGCATTATCCATCGGGATGACGTGCACCTGCAGCCCCGCGGGACGGGTTGTGTCTGCATAAACTTTTTTGCACTGAGTCAGAACTACTTGCTTATCGTCCTCATAGGCGATGCCGTTCAGCCCGTCGAGCACGACTTTCAAGATGTTGTCAATGTCCGGCTTTCCCGGCGGAAGTTTCCCCGCCAGCGCCTCTGCCTTCTTTGCCCGCGGCCATGACTTCGGGATCGGAAAGACCGCCTCGATCACGACCGTCACAGCCCCCTCGAAACAGGGACCGTGCTGTGCTTCGTAAGCCTCCGCGATCTGTCGTTCATATGACTTTGTTTTGCCCGGCGTGTAGACGGATCCGCTTCGTGAAGAGAACCGCGGTCTTGCTTTCCCCTGCACCTTGCCCGGCACGAAGAAATATACCATACTCATCGCTCCTCCCTCAGTCTTTTCGCCTCTCGTGCAGCCATGGAGTCAAGCTGCACTTTCAGCACCGCGACCTCCCTCGCCAGCCGGCGAATGTCGCCTTTGCATTCGAGGATGGTGAGCGCCATGTCCTTCATCTTGTCCAAAGTCCAATACCCCAGCATCAGCAGCCAGAAGGCAGCTACGCAGGCAAGGAGCATGGTTCCCCAGTCAGTCATCAGACGCCTCCAGACCAGCATGCTTCACCATACCCACCACCTCTTTCATACGGATGGCATAGTGAGGGCTTTCATTCATGTAGAGCCAGTGATCCATCTTTCTGTACAGGATCCCGAGCATCGCGCCCAAGTCTTCCTTGGAGTAATCAAAAACCGTAAGCTCTACGGCCTTTGTTCTATCCGTATTGGACAGATCCGCATAGAGATGCAGCCGCCCATCCAGATCCTTGTCGATATAGATTTCTCTCGGATCCGTGATGATAGATCCGTCTTCTGCCTGAATAATAATCATGATTTCCTCCCACAGAATTACACAATCTTGTGAAAATACCTGCTTACAATAACTTGGCTTTCCCGTAAGTCTCTGCTCGATAGCGGAAGGTGGAAAGCGGCATTCCGCATGCCTTTGCAGCAGCTGTGCCTGTGATTTTGCCATTTTCCCATTGCTGATATAGATGATGGAAGTTTTCTGGTAAAGGCGCTGGAGGTCTGCCGAAGCAGACGCCTCTTGCTTTGGCAGCGGCAATTCCTTCAGCCTGACGCTGCCGGATATTGATTCGTTCATTTTCTGCTACAAAGGACAATACTTGCAGTACAATATCACTCAAGAATGTCCCCATCAGGTCTTTCCCTCGACGGGTATCCAGCAGCGGCATATCCAGTACCACAATATCAATTCCTTTCCTCTTAGTCAGTATCCGCCATTGCTCCAGAATCTCAGAATAGTTACGCCCCAGACGATCGATGCTCTTGATATAGAGCAGATCGTCCTTCTTTAGTTTCCGTACCATTTTCCGGTACTGCGGACGTTCAAAGTCCTTGCCGGATTGCTTATCAATAAACAGATTTTTCTCCGGGATAGAAAGGTCTTTCAGGGCAAGAATTTGCCTGTTCTCATTCTGTTCTCTGGTGCTGACACGGATATATCCATATAAGCTCCTCATTCTTTCTATCCTTCGTATGTACTGAAACGCGCGTAAAAATATTTCTTCATAATCTTCCTCCTTACATGGTGCAAGGACCTGGCATATATGCCCATGCGATGACTTCTCCTCCCACGCGCGATTCTGCAACTGTGTGCCAATAGAACACGTCTTGTCCGTGTTCCAGTCGCTGCCCTATGATGACTCGTCTTATCGGAGCTTGCTCGTATCGCTTATACTTGACGGTCAGAAGAAGGTAGTCACTATAAAGCGTGCCATCCCATTCTTCTTCTCCCATCGTCGGCTTTTCTGTTTTGGCGTTGTGCCACTCAATCTGACCGTATTCGGCTCTCCATGTGATTTCGCTATCCATTTGCTGCCTCCACTGTATAACCGTGAAACTCCATCCAATACTGATTGACTTCTCGCATTTTCATCAAGGCCTCCGCCTCGCTCTTGCACGGGAAGTCTTTGTTCGTCCATTTATCATCCTTCTCGGTGTAGCGATGGATCTGCAGAAATACTTTCTTCTTTGGCGTCCGCCCCGTCCGGTCCGTATAGCTCCGGATCGTCAGCTCGATGCGGTCAGCGCCCTTCACAAGAACACTTTTCATGACTTACCTCCTAGTTACTGTCAGAAAAAACTACAGCTAAATCCGGAAAACTCTTTTTACGGTGAGTGAAGGGGTGGAAGGGGTGGGTGTGTATGTTAAGGAACACCCACCCTTACACCCCCATTCACCGTGTGAGATGAAACCTGGAAAATATATCTATATTTCTTATATAGAGTTTTCCACGTTTATTTCCACTTTTACTACCGCTCGTCTAGTCGTCTGATCCTTCCATTGCGTCCGGCAATCACTTCATAAACTTGAATCGGCTCGTTTGCTCGTTTCAAGTAGTTTTGAATCGTCTTTGATGAAACCTGCATCTCATCCGCAAGATTGGTTTTGTTCACCACATCCCCGTTCGCTAAATGATGCTCCAGCGTCCGGATGAATTCTTCATAGCGATCATTTTTGTTCTGCGTCTGGGTGATATTCCCTTTGACGCGGTTCCCTTCGATGCTGCCCTCGGTACGCTTCGGATCGATATCAGGGGCGAGCGTGTGGAGCGGATACTGGAAGAGAATGGCTTTCGGCTTCGGCGTTTTGAACTCGCGAAGGATACAGGTGACGCAGTAAGCGACATCGCAGCCATACTGTTCCTTTTCCTCCTCTTTCAGCTCGATCGCCGTCAGGTCGATGATGGCGTCTGCGTCACGGGAGAAGACGCCCGAGCCGCTGCCGCGGTCGGTCGCTCGCTTGGCGCCCTGCGCGCCCTTGGAGTGATGATGGCAGTAGATGACAGAGCATCCCAGCTCGCGGCAGATGTAGTCGAACTGATTTCCAAAGTACGCCATATCGCTGGCGGCATTTTCGTCACCCGTGATGACCTTGTAAATAGGGTCGACGATGATCGCCTCAAGATGCATGTCCTTACACCGCCGGACGATGATCTTTGCCAGCTTATCCATCGGGAGCGCCTTGCCCCTGAGATCCCACACGATGAGATTGTTGGAGCTTGGATGCATCGGCATGCCCTTTGCTCGGTAGATGTGCTCCAGTCGGTCGATGAAAGACTTCTCGTCGATTTCCAGATTGATATAGAGGACTTTCCCCTGCCGGCATCCCCATCCCAGGAACTCACCGCCGGACGCAATGGCAAGCGCTAGCTGCATCAGATAGAAAGACTTCCCCGCCTTCGAGGGGCCGGTCAGTATAGCCTTGTGCCCCAGACGGAGGATGCCGTCGATCAAGACCGGATTCAGAGGCGGCGGGTCATCGATGACCGTATTGAGCGGGAGGAATGGCGGCAGATCATCCTGCTGCTCCTCCATCCATGTGAGCCATGCCAGATAATCCTTCTGCCCCTGATTGACGCCGATCAGGAACTGCTTCTTGCCGTTCCGCGTGACGCCCGGCATGCGGGACAGGCGGGACGGGTTCTTATTCTGCTCGTCGACTTTGAAGCCGTTTTTGTTGCAGATGTCGTAAATATGGGCGACGCATTCATAGTATTCCTTTTGTGTCGCAGCATCGACATGGACGATGGCATGCACCGACTTCCCGCCGGAGTAGACGATGGCAGCGCATGGGAGCTGCATCTGGCGGATGAGCGCCAGCTGCTGGCCGAGAGGCAGCGTGTCCGACTCCACCAGCGCATAGCGATAATCAGTGACATTCGCATTCTTCGCCCCTTCTCCATCCAGCGGATTAATGCGGATCCATGCCCCTGCCGCCTCATTCTGCAGACCGCCGATGGCACTAGACATCTTTTCGGCATGCTTCAGCGCCTCGACGATCTCCCCGCACGTTCGCTTACACTGGCCATTGTCGACAGGCTTCCATTTCCCGTCCTTAGCCAGAAAGGAATTCACTGCCAGCCCGACATACTCATCCGGCTTGAAGAGCGCCTGCAGATAGGAGATGAGGTCTTCTTTCGGTTTCCATTCCTCATCGCCTGGCTCATGGAAATCTTCCGGCTCGACCGTCGATGGATCGATCAGGAAGTCCGCATCCGTGAAGGTGAACCCCGTCACGGTGCGAACCGGCCCTTCCTTCCGCCCGGCAGGCTTCCACCCGCCTTCCTTCGCCCACTGGGTGATGACGGCGCCGGTGACTGGCTGCTCGCGATCTTCATGGAAAGACTGCCACTTCTTGACGCATTCCCCTTCATGGAACTTCCCGCCCCTGCGGCTCCACGCTTCCCAGACAGACAGGGGATAGCCCTCCTTCTGGAGAGCCATCCCGACTTGTACCCACTGCGAGTAGCTTGCGTCTGGATCAATGTAGTCAAGGAGCGGCACTAGATCGATCTTGCTCATAGCCGTTTACCGTTCGGGTTTGTAGTACTTCTTAATGACATTCCGCGTGGTCTGCTTGCCGTTCCACTCGGACGTTTCATTATCGATTTCGAAGTCCCCTTCCTGCCCTACGGCGGTCGCCCAGAGCGGGTCATCTGCTCCGTCGATGCCGTTCTCTTTGAGCGCATCACCAAGACCGATGGCATCGAAGAAGCAGGCAAATTTCCACTTCTGGTTGCTCTTGTAGACCAAGTAATCTGTAAGGCGCGTCTTTGTTCCGTCTTCGTGATGGATGTCCATCAAGATGGTCTTCATCAGGGTGTTGTCCTTCTTCGTGAAGCCGGTCTGGCAGTCATAGACCACGAAGTGGTAACGGCCTTTCGGGATCGGGTCGAAGAGACCTCCCTTATCCTTGAAATCATCGTCCGTAAAACCGGAAAACCCAGTAACCACCATTGCCTTTTCTTTCTCGGTATCCGGTGTAGCATTTCCAAACTGTCCAAAATTCGGCATAGTATGTTCCTCCTAGAATGTAAAATTCGTAACTTAATATGTGGAAATTGAGAAAAAATCTCTCAAAATCAGGATTACAAACATAAATCGTGGTTATAGACTAAAACGGAGTGCGAATGTTATTCAGCACATAGTATTTGAATCCCGCCCAAGTCTTAGGCTTGATGAGTGCTTCTACATAGTCCGCAGGGATCTTCGCCAGATTCTCTGCTTTCGCTGCGGACTCGTTAGGGTCTACTTCGCGGATGGCTTTCAGCAGCTCCCCCTCCGTGATCGGCGAAGGGTCTGCCTCCGATACCCCAAGCGCCATCAGCCGCGCGAGCTCGTCATACACATTCGTGGGCGGGGCTGGCTTCGCTTCTGCGGGCTCCGCGGCCGTTTTAGGGGTGATCCCCTTCTGCACCTTCTTCTTCGCCTGATACGCCTTTTCTATGGTGGTTTTCGGCGGCGTGACAGGACGGGCTGGGATGATAGACTGGATTTCCTTGAAGTCGAAGTCCAGAATGTCTGCAAGGCCGAAGCGGTTCTTCGCGTCCGCGAACGGCGTGTGCGTCGTGCGCATTCTCCGCTGGCCGCCTGCCGCCTTGCCTTTGCCGTCTGCGCCCTGCCGGATGATGACTTTGTAGTCCGCGAAGAGCAGAAGATCCGCCCACTCTTTGAGAAGAGCCCCCAGTGAATTGTTCTTGCTCCCCGGGAGCTTCATCTCCCAGTGGTCATAGCTCCCGGTATCATCCGGGCGGGTGACCGTCCGCTGCATCGCGTGTGCCAGGAATACGACATTGAAGCCCATATTCACCAGCACCTCCGCATTGACCAAGAGCTTTGAGAATTCTTCGGCGAGGATCACATAGCCCTTGCCATAGCCGAATTCTTCGATGCTCTTCTTGTTGCCGTTTGCCTTGCAGATGTAGGCACTCGCCAGTTTTGCCGCCATATCCGCCGTGTCGATGACGATCGTCGAATAGGGAAGCGATGGGTCGCGCTGGATCTGGTCCAGCGTACCCATGAGCGATGGCCAGTCCTGAATGGAGTCGATGCGATCGACATCCATCCGGCGGCTGCCGCGGTCCAGGTCGAGGAAAAGCGGCGCGGGAAAATGGCTGGCGAAAGTCGTCTTCCCGATGCCTTCCACGCCGTACACCACGACCTTGACGGCACTCTGCTGGATACCCTTGTTAATGGTAAGCATATATACCTCCTATGATGTATTTCTAAAAGTGAATTGCCGGATGGCTATCACTTAATAGACAGATTCTGTTTTTCTTCCAAAGAAGCGCCGGGGACAGCCTTCCCTGCTTTCAGAAGCTCTTTGATAGCCAGCTTGTCCGGCTTGGTCGTGATGACTTGCTTCATGAAGCACATGGGGACCATATTCTCATCCGGGATGGATACCGTCACGGACTTTCTCCAGCGGATCTGTGCACTAGGCACATCCGCCTTCTTGCCCGCTTCCAGATGCATAGCCAGATAGGTTTTAAGGCTCTCCAGCTTCTTCTGCGCCGACACGGCTCTCGCCGTCAGCTTGTCTACTTCTTCTTTGTACTGTTCGATATCCGACTGGAGATTCTTGATGTACCGGCAGATATTATCCACCTTGGACCATTTCTCCATCTCGAGATCATCCAGAACTTTTGTGTCCAGTACTTCCCCGGTGCTGCCGTCTACGGCAGTGCCTTCCGGGGTGACAAAGATATTCGCCAGCCTTTCGTCGATTTCATATAACGTCGCCATTTCTCCTCCTATTTTTATGATATGAATCCACCACATTGATAAATTCCCAATAAACATCACTCGGCATTTTTGTGGGCGACATCTGCGCCGGAAGGTCCAGCAGATCCTCCGCCACATCCACCAGCTCTGCGAGCGCATCCAGCTCTTCCTCTGAGCAGCTCTCAAGGAACGGCCAGTCCCTCTCACAAAGATCGATCATCATGTCCCATTCGAAAGAAGACATCATGTCGATCGTCTGCTGCTTATCGCCCATCTGCTGCTCGATGGTGCTAAACATCATCTGCAGATGCTTCATCAGCGCCGCTGCGTCTCTCAGAGGGTGCCGCTTCAGCCTGCGGCTGATGGTTGCGTGGATCATGCTGCATCGCTCACAGCAGGTGCCCTGACTCTTGCTATTGTGAGAGTTGTAGTAAGTCTTACCGCAGATCCGGCACTGATGCGGATACATCCGTTTCAGTTTCGTATTCAATCGGCTCGCCTCCCAACCAGTCATCCCATGCGTCATCCGCGTGCTCCATCTCGTATTCTTCCCGTTCAAGGCGGCGGCGGGCGGCTTCTTCATCGAAGTACCCAATGCCAAGCACCATGTGATTTTCAAGCTCTGCCATGGTTCCTCCATTTCTGCTATAATAGAGGCAGGAATGAGTATCAAATCCTTCCTGCCCGAGCCTTAGCAGTAGCCGCTGCCAAGGCTCTTTTTCTTTACTCTTTCACCTGCAGCTCGATGACCTGCATCTCGCCATTGCCATCTTTCAGATCCTCGGTGTTCGCGAAGATCCCGGTGACGACCAGATGCGGGACAGGTTCTTCTTCATTGATGGCACTCTTGTAGCCGAAGAAGTAGTCATCCCCGTTTTCATCGAATACGTGTACAGGCTGATCCTCCATAAGGAGCTCGAGTGCCTGTTCCAGCGTGACTTCGTCTTTCATTTAGTCGCTCCTTTCCACGAACGGTCGGTACTTTGACCGTTTCCTAGCCTTCTTTTCTTCGGCTGCGTTCTGTTTCTTCCACATCAACGCCATACGTTTATGTTCAGCGCAACAGTACATGTTCGTCCTCGACTGCGTGCCAAAGGCCTTGCCGCACCACTTGCAGCATCTCTCAAAGTAGCCACCGCCGAAGCCTCTGCCCGCCGGAGCTTTCGAAGCCCTTGCAGCCTTCGGCTTATTCCGCTTCCAAAATGCCTTTTCGCATTTAGCACTGCAGAACCGGAAGCGCTTGTCATTCTTGCTCATGACGCGGACCCAGTGTCCGCATTGCTCACATTGGAACTCTCGGAGCGGAATGCCTTCTTCCGCTTCTTCTTTAGCGTGGTCCTTATCGCGGCGCCCTTCGTAGTAAGAGCGCCTCTCGCACTCCGCGGAGCAGAAGCGTTTCCGCGGGGCGGTATCCGCGGAGAGCGGCTTTCCGCAATATTCACAGTGCCTCACTGTATTACGGCACATCCGGCTGCGATAAATGCCCAGCCGAGGGCGACGCCTGCGGCTGCTGCCACGTCTTTTACCATTCCCATGAAGAAATCGCGACGGTCCGCATTCCCGCGATGCGTATTTGCGGCTATCTGTGCAGCCATCATCTCACGCTCACGTGCGTCCATCATCTGATGGACGATTTCTACCGCTTCTGCACTACTCATATTCATTCGCCTCCCTGACTTCCGTGACCACTCGGGATGCTGCCATGTATCCGGCGGCTTTGCCCTCGTAGATCCGAGCCATCATGTCCTTCGAACACAGGCGGGCACTTCCCGCCATGTTTGTGTTTCGGGTTGCTTCATGACGCAAAAACTGCGTCATGGTTTCGATCAGTGCCTTCGCCTGCATCATCTGCATGGCAACGGCGAGGGCGTCAGCCTTCCCTGTCAGGTAATCCCCGACGCAGGTGTCTTTGCACGCGACCTGCTCGACACCCGCATCCGCGCGAAGCGCGCCCAATTGTGCGAGGATCACTTCTCTCATTGCTTTTTCTCCCATTTCGTTCCTCCTTTAGGCAGTCTCATTCTTGCCTGCGGCTTCTTTTTGCAGTCGTTTGAGCTGGCTGCGGAAGTCGAACTCATTTCCGCGGTCGCCGCCTTTGATGACGCGGCAGGTACGCCGCTTTTCCTCGGTTATCTTCCTCTTATCCACTTTCGCCTCCGCCTTGAGTCGCGCCATTCCTCCTTTGAAATCAAAGGGGCGCGCCCCCAGCTGCTGCTCTTCCCACTTTTTCTTTGCGGCGGCCTGCGTAGCCTCCATTTCCGCCTTCATGGCGATCCTGAGGTCTTCAAGCTCAAACTTGAAGGCCTTCTTCCCGTTGTGGTAAAACGGGAAGGCTCCTTTCGAAATGAGCCGCCGGATCTCACTGTACTTATATCCGGTGAGCTTGGCGGCCTGTGAGATATTCACCCACATGTGGCTCCCTCCTTCTTACCTAAGCGCCGGGAAGATCTGCCGCAGGATGTCAAAAAGTGCTATGGGCGGTGTGTCCAGAGAGATGTTCGCCCATTTCTCGCCCCATTTGAATGTCGCCTTGACCATGCAGTCGCTGTCACCACAATCGAAGATTTCGAGCGAAAGGAGCGGCACGCCGGCTTTCTGCAGCGCCTGACAGAGCAGGGCAATCGACTCTGCGCGGGCTTTCTTCTCTTTGGCGATTGCCTCGTTCCATTTTTCGTTTGTCATGGTTCCTCCTCCATCCTAGCTTCGAGCCCCACGCACGCCCATGCGGCGCCCTTTGCGAGACCTTTTGCGAACCAAGTGACTAGGGGATTATGGTAGTACTTGTTGGCTTCTTCTTCAGCGCCTTCAACGTAGTCGTAGACCCGCGCCATGGCGTCCTCTTCGAAGCAGCCATGGCCCTTGATTGCGTGGCGAATGTGCACCGCGATGTGGATAATCGCGGTCTCCTGCCCGTAAATCTCAGCGGTTTCTTTTCCGGTCAGCCCGGGGAATCTCTTGCGACTTTTGCGAAGCTCGTCCAGTTTCGCGTCCATGACACGCAGCACCCTGCCTGGATCTTTCAACACTTTCATTGCTGACTCCTTCCTGTTTCTTATTTATCCGTGCCGGATAAAGTCTGCGGCAATCTCGACATACAAAGCACCGGTGGACATTGCGTCCAGAACCTTCTCCATTGCATCTTCGCAGGCCCGCTTTGAATCGAAATAAGCAATACAAACTGCATCACGGCGTTTCCCATAAATACAAATCGTGTGGGTGTTATCAGTACTCTTTCCGTCGGATTCCATGAAGATTCCCGCGAGCTCCGCCGAAAAAATTCGTTTTGCATCAGCGGATGTCACTGAAATAAACATCACGCACCTCCTCTTTGCTCATTTTTCTATACGGTTAAACCGTATTACTTGGGTAAAAAAATAAGATTGTCATACCCAACGCCATAGACTTCTTCGATTCTTTTCAGCTGCAAAGCATCTGGGAAACTAATCCCTCTTTCCCCGTTAGATATAACATTTTCGCTGACTCCGATTGCTTTTCCAGCTTCGCTCTGATTCATATTCACGTTTGTTCTGGCTGCTTTTAATGTCATTTTTACGGGGATCCCCATATTCCACACCTCCTTCCTGCCAATTATCATACTACGGTTAAACCGTATTGTCAATGTTAAAACCGTATTTTTTTACGGATTGTCCCTATTCTTATACGGTTAAAAATGATATAATAAAGAAAACAATGAAGGAGGTTTTAATAATGAGTTCTCTTGGAAACAAGGAGGTAATGGCAAAAAATATCCGGTGGTATTTGATGAGTAATGAGAAAACGCAGAAAGAAATCTGCAAAGATTTAGGTATAAAAGAGACAACGTTTTCTGACTGGATGAATGCCAAAACCTACCCACGCATTGACAAGATAGAAAAAATGGCTAATTACTTTGGAATCCAAAAATCCGATTTAATTGAAGATAAAAGCGATATAGATCAAGGGCAGGACTACCTTCCTTCTTTCTCTTATACCCATATTCCGGTTGGCATCTCTGCGGGAAAATTAGAGGACTGCGAAGGGCTGAGCATCCTCCCTAGGATGTCTGTGCCGGATGCCATGATGGGGAAATACGCCCGTGATCCACACGTTGTTATCATGCATGTAAATGGGGAGTCCATGAATCGGATCATCGAGAACGGAGCCACCATTGCCGTGCTGACAAATGTCGAAAAGAGCCAGCTCCGGAACGGCGATATCGTGGTTGCTTGTACCGGCCCGAGCTATACTGTCAAGCGTTTTTATAACGATACCGGGAATCGGATTATTGTTCTTTCACCGGACAGCACGGATCCGGAATTTGGACCAATTACTATTCCATATGACTCCCCCGAGGAATTAAAAATCTTCGGAAAAGTGGTTATGTACAGTGTAATTTTATGAGCGGGGTACGAAGAAAAACGTAAAACTCTTGTGGAGAAATTGTGATCCAGATGGATAAAGGATCTCATATTGCCGGTACCATTATTGATCGTACAGCCGTTTATGAAGGGATATCGTGACAAACGTGCATGACACCTTCGGTATTCAAAAATGGAAAGATAAATAAGTCCAAATTTCCCTACCTTTTGGGTCTTAGCAAGCACCAAGTTCAAAGATTCAATTTTAACCACCATAGAAAAACCGCATCCACGCTGCAACATGGATGCGGTCAGCGCAGCCGGTACTGCAATACCGATGCTGCATTTGTAATCCCCCTGTCAGGGCTGACTACGTATGTATTATACATCATCAGCCCCTTTTTCAGAATACCCAAGGAGGCTGTTTTATTATGTCGAAAAATGCTGTTATTTATGCCCGCTACTCCTCTGATCGGCAGCGGGAAGAATCTATAGAAGGGCAGATTCGCGAGTGCAAAGCCTTCGCTGCCGCAAACGATTATGAGATTGTCGGGACTTACACGGATCGTGCCTTGTCTGCCCGTACAGACCAGCGCCCCGGCTTTCAAAAAATGATAGCAGACTCAGACCAGCACCTGTTCCAGTTTGTCATAGTGTATGCACTGGATCGTTTTTCCCGCTCTCGCTACGATTCCGCGATTTACAAGAATCGTTTGAAGAAAAACGGCGTACGTGTTCTGTCTGCCAAAGAAAACATCCGTGACGATCCTACAGGGGTTATCCTGGAATCTCTCCTGGAGGGATACGCGGAATACTACTCCCTTGAACTTGCTCAGAAAGTCCGTCGCGGCATGACAGATAATCTGTTGGAGAAAAAATGGGTGGGAACAGTTATCCCCTTCGGATATAAAAAAGGCAGCGATTCCAGGTTATATATCGACGAACAAAAACGGCAGGCGGTTATAGATATTTTCCAGATGTATTCTGACCGCTCCCGACTTGTTGATATTATTTCCTATCTAAATGCCCATCATTTTACCACCGCACAGGGTCGTCCGTTCAGCCGGAACAGCCTGAACAATATACTTGTGAATTCCATTTATACCGGGACATTCAAGTGGGCTGGCAAGAGTTATCCGCGCTATACCCCGCGGATCATCTCCGATGAGCTTTTTAATAAAGTCCAGAAAATAAAAGAAGGAAGGAAGCGGAACATGATAAAGAGTACATCCCCCGACTACGAGCTGACCGGTAAAATCTTCTGCGGCCGCTGCGGCCGTCCGATGGTCGGTATCTCCGGAACCGGCAAGAGCGGGAACACATATTTCTACTATAAATGCGCTGGGAAAACACACGGCCGGAAAGACTGCGACGCCAAAGCTATCCGGCGGGACGCAGTGGAGTCTGCTGTCTACAATGCTACTGTAGCTATGCTCAAACGGCCCCATGCAATTAAAATCATCACAGCCCAGGCCATTTTGGCCCAGGAGCGCGAGCAAGGCAATTCCGAAGTAGATAGGCTAAAACATGAAAAGGCGGCTCTGGATGCCAAAATCCGCAATATTTCGAAAGCCGTGGCTGCGGGGCTGACCGCTGACGAAATCATTTTACAAGCCAATGAATATTCCAATCGGAGCAAGGATCTTGAGGCACTGATCCGGATCGAAGAATTAAAAGAAAAGGCCTTTACTCTCACGCCGGAAGCCGTGACATTCTTCCTAGAAAAGCTGCTAGAGAAGGCCGAAACCGGAAATGCCACCCTTTCCACCTTCTGGGACTTCATTCGCTGCATAAAAATAAACGGCTGCATAGCTGAAATTCATTTCAACTACACAGCCGTTCCCGCTACGCTCGACAATCCTATCAGAGTCAAGATTGAAACTAATGAGGAGTGTTCGAACGATGATGTTCTGGTGGATCATCAGGGGTTCGAACCCCGGACACCCTGA